TGATGACTGTTCCATGTTGCTCCTTATCTTCTAGCAGGTTAGAGAGTTCCTGTTTAGTTGCCTCTAGGGCTGTTATCTGTCCTACTATATAGTTATATTTTTCCATATTGTCAATGCCGCCGGACGTTAAAGCTGCTGACAACTCTTCGTTTCTTCTATTGAGGTATTTGATTAATTTATTGATTACTGTTTCTAATTGCACTTAACACTTCCATCTTCTTCGTGCCTGACGGATACGAGAATTTGGATCGTTACGAGTCTTTGCTGATGCTCTTTTAAGTTGCCCTAGTGATCTTGCGCAGTATGATTTTCTACGTTTGGCAGCTTTTGATCCAGGCTTCACTTTTCCTGTCACGGCTGTTTTTAGTTTTGAACCGGGATTTAGTCTTCTATAAGCTTTGACACCGGCTCGTGTCATGCCTGCTCCAGACTTTGTAGGTCTAAAGTTCTTTTTATTTCTTGGTGGCATAGTGCCTTTTGAAAATTCTGCTCTTGTTTGATAATCTGTTCTCATTAAATCATTCCCATCATTTGTCTCTTAGCCATAAAACCACCACCCATAGCTTTCTTTCTTTTTGGAGCAAATGTTGCTGCTCTACTCGGTGTCGGGCCAGTATTTGCTTTGGCTTGTTTTCTTCTTACGGCACCCGCACGCTGCCCTTTGGACATCGCTCTTGCTTTCGCAATGGGCACGCATTTTGGATAATTTTTTCTTTTTTCTCCACCACTTCGACCACATTTCGGGTATGAGCCATCTTTTCGCTTGTTCGCAATATCGACCCAATTTTCCTTGACCCATGCTCTTAGACCTTTTTTAGCCATTACGAATTTTTTCCGTAAGCGTCCCTGTTCATTCCTCTAACACAAACGCCACCACCTTTACCGTACATTTGTCTTGGGTTAGCAGATCCACCCATGGCTTTTTTAGCTTTTTTCTTACCACCAGGTGTAACTTTTCCAGAGCAAACTGCAGATGCGTACATGTTTGCGTACGCGGATGGGTAAACTTTGAATTTACGCTTCGCTGCGGCTTTACCTCTAGGACATAGTTTTGCCATTAGATAACCTTCTTTTTAGTTTTATCTTTTTTCTTCTTTTTCTTACCGATAACACCTCTACCCATAAGAATATCTGCTTTAGTGACTTTGCCGTCTTTGTTTAAATCAGGAAACTTACTTCCTTTTTTAAGCATAGTTCTTTTCATCATGCCACCGCCCATTTTATCTACACGTCCACCCTTCATGTATCCTTTAGGTGTAACTTGTTTGTTATATAGTCTGTTTGCCATTATTTTTTGCCTCCGTTTCTAAATATTTGTGTCCCCTTAATACCAAAAATACTCGCCACGACAAGGATCCATAAATTCGTGAACCAGCTCGGAAGTGTAGAAAAATATTCAAAGAATAATTTTACCTTCTCCATCGCAGTTGGGTCATCCGATAGAACTGCCCAAGCTAATACTATAATCGGAGCCGACAAAATTATCAACACAAATTCGTCTTTCCAGTCCGATTGTCTAGCTTCTAATAATTTGCCCTGGTAAGCTTCCTCACCCCGAGCCATACGCTCTGCATGCATCAATTGTGCATCAGACATTGCCATCTTCGTCTTCTGACGATTAGAATATATCTTTGCGCCAGCTTGCATGGCTATTTTTGCCAAACTGAACCAAGCCATTAGTACGCCTTTGAGTTTCTTTTCTTTTCAGCAAGCATTCTGTTCTGTCCTCTTACTGGCATTTCAGGTTTTCCTGTGCCAATATTGTTAAATGCACCATCAGCTGTTGTTTTAGATCTAGGATCTACTTCAACTTGCTGGTCTTGCACTTGAACTTGCTTAATTTTATCTAATTTTTGCATTTTTGCTCCTTATTTTTTACTCTTCTACCTTAATTGCAGTTATACCTTGATTTCCACTCTTTGCAAGGCTTACTCCAGCTCTTAATTTAGCTAATTTTTCGTTTTGATCCATCTTATCTTCGCTTAATTGTCTTGCTTGAAGTAATTTTGCTCTATCTAGATCAAATTTTTTCTCTCCTTCGTCTTTTTTACGTTCATTTTCCATCGCTCTTAGGTCAACTTCTCTAGATTTTAGTTTTAAAAGTGGATCACCATCAAATTGTGATGTAATTTTCTTCTCTTCTTCCATAAAATCGCCCATCATTTCAGAAATTAACACAGCTTTTCTTGCTTCCATGTCCATGGATATCTTTTGTAGCTGTGCTTGCACTTGTGGGTTCTGTTGTGCCATCTGTTGCATCTGTGGAATTTGTTGAATTGTGTCTGCAAACTCTAATTCTATCTGTTCTTGTGCCATCAAACTAATATGTTCAAGACAATTTTTTTCCAAAGAGGCCATAATAGGTGGATTATTTCTAACCATGTTAGTTGCCATAAAATTTAAGTGAGCTGTAATGTGTGCTCTGTGATCTTGACCACGAAATGCTTGAAAAGGTTTCATTCCTAACGCATCAATATGCTCTAACGCTGGATCTTTTGGTGCGATTGGTGCAGGTGGTGGTAAAATTTTATCAATATCTTTTACACCAAGAGCCTCATACATTTTTCTGTATGCATTATATAAATTATGTATCTTAGGATTAGATGTTGCAAGTTGTAGTTCTGTTTGTGCAATCGTAATTCTTTGTGACATAGAAAAAATATTTGGATCTGCAACAGGTAAAATATCTACTCTGTCATCAAAATCCATTTGCTTAACTTCTCTTCTGCCACCCACTACATCAAAAGGATAAACAGGCGGTAAGTAAGTTTTAAATAATCTAGATAATAATCTAAATTCAGATCTCATAGATGTGTAAAGTCTTTTGTGTATTGCAGACATTACACGTGAACCTCTTTCAAGAAGTGCAACTGTAGTTCCAACTGCAGCGGCTTGATTACCATCACCCACTTGCATATCAGCAATAGCCGCAAACCTTTGACCTGCTTGAACAACGATACCCATTAGTTGTAATAGTGTTGGAGATGGTTCTTTGTAAGGTAGCATCATAAACGAATCTCTAATATTACCACCTGGTGCATCTACATCTTTAAATTCACCTGGTTGAATTGGCGATGCTTCATCTCTAACTCTTACACCTCTTTGTTTAAATCCTGCTGGCAAGTTTGAAAGTGTACCTGCATCCAACAATTGACGGAGAGCGACCGTTGCCGTTCGACTCAATCCGCCAATCATATGGATCAATCCAAATCCGTAGAATCCTAGTCCTGGCAGAAATTTAAAGTGGACGAAATAAGGTATTCTAGCTTTTCTTGGATCGTCAGGATTAAAGTTCCTTCTAATAGAAAGAACTTTTCGCGAACCTTCATCTACAGTTACAATATATGGGAGCTTGATCCCTGTAAGTTCTCCGTTCGCGTCCTTATCTTCGAAACCTTCTAAATCTAAATTAACATGGCACTCTAACAAAGTGTAAACTTGTTCTGGTCTACCAGATTTTTTTGTGCCTTCTAATTCTCTTTCTTTTGATTCAACTTCATCTTTTATTACAGATGGTGCACCTAATTCTACATCAGAATAAAAACCACCAACTTGTTGTTTTCTTAAATCGTTCTCTGACATTTTGATAACGTGTATGATAGCTTCTGCTTCATCAAGAGATGTTGCAGAGTATGGTACAACTAAATCATCTGCTGGTACAAATTTTGAAACAGCCCTACCTAATAAATCATCGTAATAAACTTTTTTAAATGTAGATCCTGCAAGTGGTAAGTGAAATAACATTTGATCAAACTCTGGCTCGTACTCAGACATTTTTTCCATGAGTTCGTAGTTCATGTATTCTTTTACTCTTTGTGCTTGCGCTTCTTTTTGTGGATCGCTGTTACCAACGATTTGAGTTCTGATCGGGCCTTCCGCTGGTAATAACTCTTTGTAAGCTCCTGCTTGGAACTGTGTTACAGCTTCTGCAAGAACAGGGTGCGTGGCACCTGAAGCTCCTTGGAAAGGCTCTGTTCTATTTTCGTATTTAAATCCTAATAGGTCAAGTCCTTCTGTGTAAGATCTTTCCCAATCTTTTCTAGATGCTTTGTAGTCTGTGTAGTTTTGAAATAGTTCTAAACCAATCGGTTCTAAAATTTCATTAGGTAATAATTCTGCTAAGTTGTCAAAGTGATTTGGCGCACCCTCAACATTTACTTTGCTTGGGTCAAAATTTAATTCAACACCACCATCTTCTGTTGGATTTATTTCAACAGGTTGTTTAGCTGCTTCTTCTTGTTTTTGTAATTCTACTTCTTGATCAGGTCCTTCTATTTTTACAGAGGTCCCTAACTCCGAAAGAGTCTTGTCAATATCTGCCATTATTTACGCTCCTTGATTGGTCTAACATTTTTTGCAACATAAGGCAAGCCGTGTGGTGTAGGTCCTGATTTAGGTGGGGGTCCAGAATCATCGCCTGCCAGCTTAACAATACCGCCTCCTGCTTTTTCAGTTCTAAATTTATAGTTTGGATTCTTTTTTAAGAAAGCATCAACACCTTCTTTAGTGTTTAAATTAAAGCCCATTTCTATTAATTCGTCTTTTGAATAAGTTTTACCATTTTCAGCTAATAATCTTAATATCTCATCAATAGAATCTAGACCAGCTGCGATATCCCCATCACCACCATCTATATCAGGTAATAAAGTTGCTTCGTCGTATTGATCAGGAACTTCTACAGGTTTACCATCTTTACCTAAAATTGTTTCAGGTGGCTCGTAATTTATTTCTTCTTTTCTAATGATACCATCTACAGTTTCATATTCACCATCACCAACGTAATAACTACCACCACCTTCAGTATCTTTTCTAATATTTATCTTACCCGTTGATATGTCCTCCGACAATGTGTATCCCTTTAAATCATAAACTCTTTGTCTTTCAACTGTTGAAAGATTTGAAGTTAAATCATCTCCTTTTGTTTTAATTAATTCAACAAGGTCAAAGAAATATTTTGGTGTGCCACCTTTAGTGACTA